TAAACTTAAAACAGCCGTAACAGAAGATAAACCTACAGGAAAAAGAGCAGGAAGGAGAAAATCCTACTGTGCTAGATCTTTAGGTCAGTTAAAAAGAAGTAGTCAGAAGACTCAGAACGATCCTAACTCAAGGATACGCCAAGCAAGGCGACGATGGAAATGCTAAGAAAAACAATGCAATAATGGGAATAAAGATTAATGAGAATACAAGTATAAGTTTTGATATTAAAAGCTTAAGTGTAATAGCAGTAGGCTTATCTATCATAATAGGAATGTGGTTTACGCTTCAAAACGATATAGCTGAAGCTAAGGAGTTACCTAAACCTTTAGATCCTGTAATTACAAGGATGGAGTTCGACATGAAGGATCAACTTATTAGGCAGACTATTATGTCTACTCAAGAAGACGTTCAAGAAATTAAAGATGATATTAAACTTATTAAAGAGAAGTTATATGAATAAAAGCCTTCTCTTAGTATTGTTTTTAATCCCGTTAAACCTAAAGGGTCAATCCTCTATAGGGGTTGAGAACTTTGACTGGGAAATAAGAAGAGGGGTTGTTGCGGTAGAGTTTTGGGCAGGATGGAATAGAGGCAACGAAATACTATTTATGCACGAGCTAACAAACTGTAGAGCTTACAGACACATAATAAAAAGGGACGCATCCTTACTAGAAAGATATAAAATAACCTCAGCACCTACCATTATAATATTTAAAAACGGTGAGGAGGAGTTTAGGTTTGCTCCTAACATAATGCTTAAAGTAACAGCAACAAAAAATCAAGTACAATCAGCAATAAACGAACTTTAATTAAACTAAAATGAAGCTAAGTAATAACTTTTCTCTATCAGAAGTAACTCGCAGTAGTACTGCTAAAAGAATAGGTATAGACAATGCACCGAATAAAGAACATCTTAACAACATTCAGGCTCTTATTAGAAAAATCGTGCAGCCTTTGCGAGATGCTATCGGTCCTATTCGCATTAGCTCTGGTTATCGTAGCCCTGAACTCAATCGTGCCATTGGTGGTAGTAACAAAAGCCAGCATTGTAAAGGTCAAGCATTGGATCTGCAGTTTTGGGAAGGAGGAGAAATGAATAATAAGAAGATTTACGACTGGATACTATCTAGTGGTATAGACTTCGATCAAATGATTAACGAGTTTGATTACTCTTGGATACATATATCTTTTAGTGAGTTTAAAAATAGAAAGCAAGTCCTTGAGGCTTACAAAGACGAAGACGGAGATACTAGATATAAATACGCTGAAGTGTAATGAGTAAGCTACTAGACATATTAGGTGGAGGTGTGGTAAAGCAGGTTGGTGATGTTTTAGATAAGCTAACAACAACTAAAGAAGAAAAGCTTGCTGCACAACAGAAGATAGAAGAGGTTTTATTGAAAGCAGAAAGTCAAGCTCAACAGCAAGTTACTAGACGCTGGGAGGCTGATATGAAGTCTGACAACTGGCTTTCTAAGAACATTAGACCTCTTATCTGTATATTTTTAACTGTAATTTTCGTAGTTTTGTCAATGTTTGACGGTAACGTAGGAGGATTTGTTATTCAAGAAACGTACGTTCCAATATATCAAACCTTATTAATAACAGTATACGGGGCTTACTTTGCAGGTAGGTCTATCGAGAAAATAAAAAAGAAGTAAACAATGAGCTCATTAAAAGGTAAAACAATATCAAGGACATATCAGAAGTTAATTCAGTCTGATAATGAAATAACTGATGGTACTTTAAAGCAGGTTAGTACAGGTAATGGAACGCCTACGGCCATGAAGCTTTCTACTAACAAAGCTGAGTTTCAGCAATTAGGTGTTGGTACTGATGGTATAACTCCAGACGGTTTACTTCACGTATTATCTGTAAGTGCAGGGGCTGTAACGGCTAGTTCTTTTGCTAACCAGTTAACTTTAGAAAACTCTGGAGACGCAGGTCTTTCTATACTTTCTGGAGCTTCTAGTTTTGGTCATATATATTTTGGTGATGCTAACGATAACGATGTAGGTGGTATATCTTATGATCACTCTAACGACGCAATGAATTTTACTGTTGATGGGTCTCAGTCTATGAACCTTGATAAGTCAGGAAACTTAACTATTGGAGGTGTGTTATCTCAATCAGAAGATAGATATTTTCTTGACGAGTACTTTCATAGCCTTCCCTACAAAGATGTTCAACAAGCAGAAGTAACTCAAGGAACTAGTGCTACGGAAGCTGTATCTAGTTCAACTAAAATGACTAGAATTACTACTTACGCTAACGATTTGGCTGCGTCAGACTCTCAAGAGTTTACGTTTAATAATATAATGATACATCCTAACTCTCATGTTTTAGCTTACATTATAAATAGTAGTGGTACGATTGCAGATAACGCTATGGTAAACGTCATGGTTCATGATGTCGCTAATGGTTCGTGTAAAATTAGAGTAGCTACAAACGCAGTAGATATTGCGTCTCAAACTTTTGAGATAGAAGTTGTGGTAGACCCTCATATACAGGCAAACTTTCACTGGTCTTTAGATGGTACAAATGCTGCTGAAAACTTTATTACTTACGCTGGTTCTCAACCAGGTTTAAGAGTTGTAACTAGTGGTTCTGATAACGATCAAGTCATACTTCATCCTAAGGTTTCTTCCCAAGGAAATGACACCGATCTGTTAAATGTTACGCCTTGGAGAAACGTTCTTTTTAGCCCTGAGTTTGAAACAGAACTTAACATAGCAATATCAACTCATAGTGACATTGCTAACCAAGCTATTTGGGCTGGTATGAAGCTATCAAATACTGGTACTTACGCTACTGACGTTGATCAGGCTTATTTTTTATACGCTACAGATGATGATTTAGGAGCTTTAACGACAAATGGGAACCTTCACTTCGTGTATAGTGTTGCTGGCGTTGATTACGTAACAGATTTAGGTATCGCAGTTGCTGTTAGTACTGTGTATAGATTAAGAATAGTTTTTGATGACAACGCAAAAATTAGTGTTTTTGTAAACGGTGTTCAGTACGGTTTAACTCACACTCCTACAACTACAACTGCAGGTGGAGTAACACAGCCAATAACGACTTCTAAGTCTTTAGCTACTACTTCTAATGCGGCTTTAATACCAGTTGTAGGTTCGCAAAGTTTATCGGGCTCTGCTAGATATCTTTATTGTCACTTTATAAAAATATCAAGAACTTTAGCATAATTAAATTAAATTAAATGGAAGCAATTAACCCTATTATTAGAAAGATAACTATAGGGGACTTAAAGCAAGGTCTTACCTATCAGGTAGGCCAGAGAATGCTAGGAGGGTCCCTTAGAGTTACAGCTATCATCCAAGATGAGGCAGCGTGGTACAAACATCAACAAGTAGTGTACGACGTATACGTAAAAAAAGAGACTGAAGAGTTCTCTAGACCCTGGAAGAGGTTTTTCTCTCAGCCTACGGCAATAGAGTACAACACAGATAGTTTAGAAGAGTACGAGGTAAAGTAAATTTAAAGACAAATACATGAGGCCAATTAAAGATAGCTACTGGATAGAGGTAGAAAAAGAAACAGAAGATACCATCATGTTAAACGGAAAAGAGTTGTATAGAGATACTTCTTACGACCCTATGAAGTTAGCAAGACAGTATGGTACAGTTTACAAGACTCCGATTCACGACACTAAAGATTCGGGCATACAGGAGGGAGATAAAGTATGGTTTCACCATTTTATAGCTACACCTGTAAATCTTGTTGAGCACGCAGATAAAAAGAATATATATCAAGCTAATATGGAGCAGATATACCTAGTAAAAAGGAATGACGAGTATATTCCTATAGGTGTGTGGAACTTTATGAAGCAGGAGATTAAAGATCCAGATCAATCAGATTCTGGTATATTTTTAGGGTCAGAAGCTCAAGAAGTAGACTTGCATGGTGAAGCCGTTATTATTAACGAGTGGATGAGAGAACAAGGAGTAGAAGAAGGGGATAGAGTAATGTGGAGCGAGAACTCTGAGTATGACATGGATGTAGACGGAAGAAAACTTCTTCGTATGCGAAACTTTGATGTACTTTGTAAGTATGAAGGATGATAATAAAAACTACGCTCTTGAAACTTTAGAGAAGCTAATAGAGGCTAGTAAAGGAGCTGTTGATCTTTTAATAGAGGAGATTGGTAAGCCTTTGGTGGAAGAAGATGACGCTAGGCGAAGGCAAGCTATAAAAGCTAAAAGAGAATGCTTTGAGGACTGTCAAGAAATTCTTTTAGGTATTAAGAATCTAGAGGATAGAATTAAAGAGGGCGAGTCCCTTATAGAAGATAAGAAAGACTTTAAAGGGTCTTTTGCTGAGAGGTATGCAAAAAAGTGATAAAGTATATTTAATCGAAGGCAGTGAGGGTGAGATTTTAGAGTTTGACAACTTAAAGATCGTACTACCTAAGAAGCCTAGGTTAAAAAAGGACATACTCTACCACAACCTTCCTAAAGGAAAGCAGAGGTGGACTAGGGAGGGAATGCCAAAAGGCTTAAGTAGAGATAACGCCACAGATTATGTGGACTATATAGAAGAAGAGTTTAGACGTAGAAGAGATGGGCTTTGGTTTTTTAACAACGGAGTACCAACCTATATTACAGGTTCTCACTATATGTTTATTCAGTGGAGTAAGATAGATGTTGGATACCCTGATTACAGGGATGCTAATAGGACGTTCTTTATTTTTTGGGAAGCGTGTAAGCTAGATAAAAACTCTTATGGGATGTGTTTCCTTAAGAACAGGCGTAGTGGTTTTTCGTACATGGCTAGTAGTGAGATTGTAAATCAAGCTACTCAGACTTACGATAGTAACTTCGGATTATTGTCTAAGACTGGTGCTGATGCTAAAATAATGTTTACGGATAAGGTGGTTCGTATATACAGGAACTACCCTTTCTTTTTTCAGCCCATACAAGATGGTTCTAGTAACCCTCGTGTAGAGTTAGCCTTTAGGGAGCCTGCTAAAAAGATTACTAAGAATCAAAAGCATATCGAAGAGTCTGAAGCTTTAAACTCTACAATAGATTGGAGAAACACCGCAGACAACAGTTATGATGGTATGAAGCTCAAGCTTCTAATCCATGATGAAGCTGGAAAGTGGACGGGTCAAAATTCTATTAAGAAGAACTGGGGGGTTACACAGACCTGTCTACTTTTAGGTCGAAAGGTTGTTGGTAAGTGCATGATGGGTTCTACTGCGAATAAGCAGCAAGATGGTGGTGCGGAGTTTAAGGATATATTCTACGACTCTAATACTGACGATAAAGACCTTAACGGCAGGACTAAAAGCGGTTTATACAAACTATTTATACCTGCTTATGATAACTTAGAGGGCTTTATAGATGAGTATGGCTACTCTGTCATAGAAACTCCTAAGAAGCCAATTATGGGTATTGACGAGATGCTTGTAGACGTTGGGGCTAAAGATTATATTCAGAACAGGAGAGAGGCTTTAAAGAACGATACTACAGCTTTATCTGAATTTAAACGTCAGTTTCCATTTACTGTAGAGGAATCCTTTAGGAATGACACACAAAGTTGTATCTTTGACGTAGAAAGAATCTATCAACAGATGGATTACAACGAGGTTAATAACGCAACGACGACTAGAGGAGAGTTCGTTTGGAGGAATGGGAAACAAGATGAAGAGGTTATTTGGATACCTCATAGAAAAGGTAAGTGGGAGATTAGTTGGGTTCCAGAGCATCAAGATCAAAACAATATCTCTAGTAGATACGGTAAGAGATTTCCTGGAAGGTCAGATGTCTTGGTGGCAGGCTGTGACCCTTATGACCATGACACCACTACTGATGGCAGGAGATCTGATGCTTCTGCTCATGTTTTTCACAAATTTAGCATGGCAAGTGATGCGTCTATGCAGTTTGTATGTGAGTATATTAATAGACCGCCTAAAGCGGAAATATTTTACGAAGACATGATTAAGATGTGTGTCTTTTATGGTTGCCAAATATTAGTGGAGAATAACAAAGTAGGTATATTAAAGTACTTTGAAAATAGAGGATACTACGAGTATCTTATGGATAGACCAGACATGACGCATACAGACTGGAGTAGAGGCAAGCAAAAGACAAAGGGTATACCTGGATCTGGTGCTGCTGTAATTAACGCTCAAGCAGAGGCTATAGCTACGTATATATACGATCACGTTGGTCAAAATGAAAATACTGGTGAGATGGGAAGGTGTTATTTTAACGTCTTACTTGATGATTGGAGTAGATTTGAAATAGATAACAGAACAAAAT